ACAGGATTTAATATATACGGCGGATTAAAGTTTTCCGGTACAATGACATTATCCGGTGGTAGTGGTGGTGGTAACTGGCCAAACTTTCTTGCAAACACATCGAATACTGGCGGCACACCATGGATTATTGATTTTGCAGGTAAAACTTTACAAACAGGCACCAACATGGCGTGGAATGCCGCTAACGGTTATTGGCAATTAGCAAATAATATTACTTTGGGTGCCGGTGATACAGCACAACATTTTGGTGGTACACTAAACACAGCAAATTACTCAATTTCAGGTGGAGCATTTACATCCACAGGAACAGTTTCAAGAGCATTAATACTTGCTAACTCAACAATAAGTGCGACTGCTTATACATTTTCCGGTAACAATCTAACAATATATCCAAACACATCAACAATAGTTACATCAACATCTACAACATCTTTTGGTGGTAATGGTTTAACTTTTTATAATCTGACAATGAACGCCACGGCCGGCAGCTCATTAACAATAACAAGCAATAATACATTCAATGGTAACTTGACAATTACTAACGCTCAAGCACAAGTTGGTTTTGATTCTACTCAAATAGTAAGTGGAACTTTAACAATTAATGGTTCTACTTCAAACAATCGTTGTTTTGTATATTCAACAACAGGAACTCAGATAAATCTTAATGTTAATAGTTTATCTTCTTCATATATAGATTTTAATAATATTGTGGCCACAGGTAACGCTGCACCATTTACACCAACTACTGGAGATTTTGGTGATTGTGGTTTAAATGCTAACATAACTTTTAGGGCAGCAAAGACTTATTATTATAATTTTCCAGCGGGTGGTCAAGCTTGGAACAGTACTGTTTTTGCAAACACTTCCGGTGGTACACCTTCTTTTGTGAATTACCCATTACCACAAGATACCGTAATTATAGATGATACTGGTTTAAGTTCTGGAAGCACATTACCAATATCAAATATAACTAGATTGCCTACAATAGACGCAACTTCAAAAACTGTACCTTGGATATTGAACGTTACAGCGGCACCTAGAGTTTTTAAAAATATTTTAATACCAACAATATCATCTGGTACTGGTTCTTCAATTTGGACAATAGGAAATAGTGGAAACACAGTAGTAATTAATACAGGTGGTAATACAACAAGTTGGCCTATATCTTTTGATCCAGGTGCAAGTTTAAGTTTTGCTGGAGATTTAAAATCATCGAGTACATTGACATTTACATCAGCAAACACAACATTCAATGCCAATAATTATAATATAGCATTTTCTACGGTTACAGCAACAGGCACATCAAACGGTAGAACTCTAACTATGGGTTCAGGTACATGGACAATATCCGGAACAGGTGCTGTATGGGCTGTGGCAAATACTGGTTTAACATTTAATGCAAACACAGGAACAATTTATCTATCTGGAACCACAACAACAGCAAGAACATTCACAAGTCCTGCATTTTCATATTATTCAATGATAATAGGTGGAGTTACTGGCATTTCAACCACAACTATTTTTGGCACCAATACTACTTTTATTTCCTTGTCGAGTAATAAAACAGTATCACATAACGTAAGATTTGGTGGTGGTAACACTATATCTATAGGATCATGGGGTATTAGTGGTTCATCAGGAAATCCAGTTGGTATTTTATCATCGAATACAACAAACGTATTTTTAAAATTTACGGGTAGTGGTGTTGTTAATGCTGATTGGTTAAATATTAGTAATTCCGTTGCAACACCAGCAAACACATGGTATGCTGGACCCAATTCAACACAAGTTGCAAACGTTTCTGGTTGGATATTTACTGCTGCACCATCAGGAAATGTAACAACAAACGGCCTTTTATTCGGGAGTAACTTCTAATGTTTGCACTTATTATTAATGATACTGTCTCTCAGTATCCATATACCATTCAACAATTGAGATCGGATAATCCAAACACAAGTTTTCCTTCTCAGATGACAGAAGAACAACTAAATCAGTTTAATGTATATAATATTTCTCAAGTTGGTCAACCTTCAGTAGATTATACCAAAAATGTAACGGAGTCTACGCCACAAAAAATTAATGGTGCATGGACACAAGTTTGGACTGTTTCTGATGCAACAGAAGAAGAAATTACACAAAGAACAACCGATAAAGGTAATGAAATTAGATCACAAAGAGATGCATTACTGACTGCCTGTGATTATACACAATTACCAGATGTACCTTTAACAAACAAATCTGATTGGGCAACATACAGGGAACAACTTAGACAAATACCAGAACAATCTGGTTTTCCCTGGAATATTACTTGGCCCACAAGTCCTTGATTTATTAACATCATAAATAGTTAATAAAATATAGGGTATTTTCAAATGGCCACGATTTCAAACAGAACTGATTTTACAAGTTATTGTCTAAGACGCCTAGGTGCGCCTGTTATCAATATCAACGTTGATGATGATCAAGTAAGCGACCGTGTTGATGATGCACTACAATATTGGCAAGATTATCACTTTGATGGTCTACAAAAAGTATATTATATCAAAGCAATATCAAATTCCACTCTGGTAACAACAGCACCAATTAATTCGTTTGTTAATAATGTCGTTACGCTTGTTGGTGCCACTTCTGGTGCAACTGCAACAATACAAGCATTAGCGGCAGATAATATTACTCTTACTGTCGCTTGCGGTCAGGTACCTTTTATTGTTGGTGAAGCGGTAAATTATATTGATGCAAACAATATCACACATTCTGGTGGAGTTGGTGTACAAAGTTTTATTTTTGGTGAGATTGACAAGAGATACTTAGATTTAAGTGGTTCTACCGATGCACAAGGTAATCCAATGGAAATCGTTGGTATTAGTAGAATATTTCCACTTTCTGATTCACAGGCAAACGTCAATATGTTTGACCTCAGATACCAGTTACGCCTAAATGAGTTGTATGACTTCACCTCAGCGTCCTACATCAATTACACTCTGACACAACAACATCTACGGTCACTAGAGATTATGTTTACTGGAGAGGTTCCTATTCGATTCCAGAGACATATGCAAAGACTGTATATTGATTGGGGTTGGGGAACAGAAGCTCCATCTGGTACAGTTGTTATTGCCGAATGTTATGCAGCCATTAATCCAGATGTATATGTCAAAGTCTGGAATGATCGTTGGTTAAAAGAGTATGCCACAGCACTTATTAAGAGAAGTTGGGGTGAAAACATGAAGAAGTTTGGTGGTCTACAATTACCAGGTGGTGTTACATTAAATGGTAAAGAAACATATGATGAAGCGTGTGTTGAAATTGAACGATTAGAGAAAGAAATGGAAATGAATTATGGAGCACCTCTAGAGTGGTTCATGAACTAATATGGCAACCTCACAATATTTTAACAATTATGATAATAAAGGCGAACAGCGTCTAATAGAAGATATTATCACAGAATCCATTAAGATAATGGGTGTTGATTGTTATTATCTTCCAAATGATAATGATGTTGCTCGTGACTTATTATTTGGTGAAGATCCAATCAAGAAGTTTCAGACAGCATTTCCATTAGAAATGTATCTGTCAAATGCAACCGAATATATGGGAGAAAAAGAGTTCTTCTCCAAGTTTGGTCTTGAAATTAAAAATAATGTAAATGTGATTGTATCAAAGAGATCATTCTCTGAGCGTGTACCACAAAACACATTCACTCGCCCCCGTGAAGGTGACTTAATATATGTACCTTTTTTGAATGGCACCGGAGAATTATATGAAATTAAATTTACCAATCAAACAAAAGATATGTTCATGCTTGGTAGAAAAGTACCCTACTTTTATGAGTTGGAGCTTGAGAAATTCAAATATTCTCAAGAAGTCATTACTACTGGCATTCCAGATATTGATAGTGTTGTTACTGATTCTGCATATACATTAAACTTGAATCTTTCTTCTGGTGGTACAGGAATATATCAACCTGGAGAAATTGTATTTCAATCACCAGACAGTACTTTGGCCAATGCAACATCACATGGTACAGTACAAACATGGTATGTTCCATCATTGTTATTGACAGTCACAAACATCTATGGTGAATTTGTGGATGGTTTAACGATCATTGGTTCATCAAGTAATGCACATTTCAGTTTAGCTACATTTGATCCATTACAGAGTCCAGCTAAGAAAGAAAATTATGATAATGAAGTTATATCAAATTCTGCAAGTTTGATTGTCAATACATCAGAAATTAATCCATTTGGATCAATATAATGGCAAATACATTTTATAATAGAAGTATAAGAAAAACAATTGTAGCCTTTGGTAATATATTTGATAATATTACTTTGGTTCGTTACAATCAAGACTTGTCTGAACAAGAAAGAGTCATTGTTCCTATTGCGTATGCTTCCAAAGAACGATATGTTATGCGCCTGGAAGGTGATCCAGATTTAGATAAAAAAGTACAAATTACATTACCAAGAATGTCATTTGAAATGAACGGTATTTCTTATGATGCCTCCCGAAAACAAAATACCAATATAAAAAACTATGGCCAGAACCCTACCACTGGAGTTATATCTGCTCAGTATAACCCCGTGCCATACAATTTTGACTTTTCACTATATGTGTATGTCAGAAACATTGAAGATGGCACACAAATCATTGAACACATTTTACCCTACTTTACTCCAGATTACACCATTAAAGTCAATATGATTCCTGAATTAGGCATCGTAAAAGAATTGCCTATTGTTCTAGAATCAACAAACTATGAAGTTGAATATGAAGGTCCAAGAGAAAATGACACCAGATTAATTATTTGGACATTAAACTTTACAGTAAAAGGTTATATTTTTGGTCCAACTGCACCAAATTCAAGTATCATTAAAACATCAATTACAAATATGTTTAGTGGTATTGATGAGAATTCTACCGTTGTGTTTAATATGGCTTCAGGTAATGGTGTTTACCAAAGAAATGAGATTGTCTATCAGGGGTATTCAATAAATACTTCGACTGCATCCGGTAAAGTTGTTGATTGGAATACAGGTAATAATGAATTATATTTGACTGGATTACAAGGTAATTTCGTATCGACACATCCTATCATTGGTGCAACTACAAATACAAGTCGATTATTCAACTCTTATCAGGTTGCACCTTTTGAGTTAGCCAAAATCGTAGTTACTCCTAATCCACCAACAGCCAACGCTAATAGTAATTATACATATACTACCACTATAACGGAATATTAAAATGGCAAAGACGTTACAATTAAGAAGATATCCATTTACAACAGTAGCAAACACCATTGGTGCTAACGGTGAGATAATTGTTGATACAACTTATAATATAGTTACTGTACACGATGGTATCACACCTGGTGGATTTAGAGTAGCTACACAAAATGCTCAAATTCAAGCAGTATCAGATGCCGCCAATAGTGCAAATAGTGCAGCAAACTCAGCCGTGCAGGCAGCAAACTCTGCTAATGCAGCAAATACTATCTTAGCGAATACAAATTTCAATACTGTTGCTTCAAATACAAACTCAATCAATGCTGTAAATAATAATAGTGCTAACATAAACATTGTTGCTGCGAGTGCTGGTAATATTAATATTGTCGCTGCTAATACCGCCAACATCAATAGTCTTAATTCCAATACAGCAAACATAGCTATAGTAAGTGGCAATACTGCAAACATCAATAGTGTTGCTGCAAACATTGCTAATGTAAACATTGTTGCATCTGGTGTCATTACACCAAGAGTTGTCATTATTCCAGATGGTACTTCCATCACTATGAATTCTGCCAATACAGATGTTGCATTACAAACAAATTCTCAAGTTGCGGGTATATTAACAATTAATGCACCACTAGGATCACCGTATAATTTACAGAAACTTGTTCTTCGAATATCATCAGCAAATGTACAAACACTTTCATTTAATTCTGTGTTTGCTGGTTCAGTTGATTTACCTTTACCTACCTCAACTTCTGGTGGTGGTTTGTATGATTATTATGGATTCTTATATAATTCAACAACGACTAAATGGCAACTACTCTCTAAAATTGGGGGTTTCTAAATGGTTATTAATTTTGAAAAAACTGATGGTGTAAATACATTTAAGGATGCTATTGTGTTGCCTGATGATGTAACATTAACGGATGCAGAAATTGCAGCCATCCAGCAAGAACGATTCGATAATTGGGTTGCACTTATTAATTCTGTACAAGAGTAAACATGGCAAATACATATTACTGGGTAGGCGGTTCAGGTACTTGGGACGGTACAACAAAAACTAACTGGGCAACATCATCTAATGGTGCTGGTGGATCAGTCGTACCAACAATAAGTGATAATGCGGTTATTGATGCAAACTCAGGTACAGGAACAATTACTTGTACAGCACTAACTGCTAACTGCGCAAACTTAACAGTCACAGCAACACAATCAATTATACTAACAGGAACATTATCAAACATTTATGGTAATTTGAGTTACCCATCTGGTGGTTTATTTACTTCTAATGCAAACTTAGTTTTTGCTGGAAGTAATACAAATACCATCACAACAAACGGTAAATCAATAAACGGAACACTTACAATTGGTACAGTTGTTTCGACTGGTTCTTGGACATTAGGTAGTGCGCTTTCAACTACTAATATAATTTCTATAAATTCTGGAACTTTTACAACAAATAATTATGCTGTTACCACTACAAGTTCATTTAATTCTGTTGGTTCAAATACAAGAACATTAAATTTTGGTTCTTCAACTATAACTTGTTTGAACTATAGTGCAGCTAATGCCACAAATTTAACAGTTAATGCAGGAACTTCAACGATTACATTGACACAGGCAACTGGTGGTTTTTTTGGTGGTGGTTTGACATATTATAATTTATTTAAACAAACTCAAGGCGTTTTAATTTCTGACGCAAATAATAAATTTAATAATATAACTATCAATACTCAAGGTGCTGTTGGAACTTATGTGTCAGGATTTTCAACCAATACTATAATTGGCACATTTTTTGCGAATGGTGGATCTATTACATCAAGAACTTCGATACAATCATTGACACCAGGAGTTCAAGCCACATTAAATGTATCATCTT